AAGGCATCAATAAAATTCGTAATTGGGTGAATGCCCAGACGTTAGCGGGACAAATAGCATCCAAAGGAATCACAGACCATTTCAAAGCTGTTCAAGATGAGAAGCAGCAACTTGGAATCGAGTAAGTAGGGGGAACTTCGTTACCTACGCCCGACAGCCGAAAGGCTACAATCGACAAGCGAAAAGGAGAAGTAAATGGACAAACAAGGTATGACAGTTGTAAATCCTGCGAACATCTCGCAGAGAGCAGAAGCTTTAGAGGTTGCGGAAAAAGAAGCCGCAAGCAAGCCGGAAGTAAAACCAGAGGTTAAGCCAGAGGAAAAGCCTGAAGTTAAACTTGAAGTTAAGCCGGACGCTGCAAAGCCCGAAGTTAAGCCAGAAGTTAAACCAGATGTGAAGCCGGAAAAGAAAGAACCGAATGATCCTGCTGAACTTCGCAAATGGAATACGCGGGTCAGCCAGGAAAACAAAAAGCTGCGAGATGAGATGGCAGCTATCCGTGCGGAACAAGAAAAGACTTACAAGCTCTTGGCGAGTATGTCCAAGAAGCCGATTGACTACAAAGAGTTAGCAAAGAATCCAGAAGCTATTCAGAAGCTGGTTGAAGAAGAGCGAGAGAGTGCTACGGCAGAGTTGCAAGAGAGATTAGACAATCTTTCAACAGAAGCCAAAGCAAAAGATACTGCGCTTGAACGTATTAAGCGTGAGCATGACACCGAGAACTACCCAGAGTGGAAACGGGTTTTTCCTACCATTGTGAAATTGGCGCAAGGGCCAACTGGTCAGGGTGATCCGAGAGTTGACTACACAAAGCCAGCTGGTGAGGTGCTCGATGCACTTTATGAGCTTGCATTACAGGAGGCTCCTAAAGTGGAACCAGTCATTCCCGTCCCGCAAGAGAAAGTTTATAAAGAGTCTGAATTCAAAGCTGCACTTGCTGATGCGTTAGCAAAAGAAAAAGAAGCCATTGCCAAATCCGCTAAAGAAGAAGCAGCTGCACAGGCACAAAGAGAACTAGCGGAAGAGAACAAAGGTGGAACAATAGCTGGTGCTGGTAGAGGAGCAGGAAGAGTTCCTAGTGATAGTCTCGCTGCTTTCAAGAAGATGTCGTTGCAAGAACAGCGCGATTGGTTGATTCAGCAAAGTCAAGTAGGTCAGTAAGTTTAACATATCAGGCAAGCCTCTGTAGTTACAAGCTCAGTTGGCCTGATTTATTGTAGCCCTTTGGGGAAGCCCAACGCTTTAGGCGAAATACTAGTCCCGACTCACTGAAGAGCATCGGGCAAAGATTTAGCGGAGTGGAGCAGTAGTAGCTCGTCAGCCTCATAAGCTGAAGGTCAAGGGTGCGATTCCCTTCTCCGCAACCATATAAGAAGTGAAAGAAGTTACCAAACATCCCCGCTTATGAGGACAAGGTGATTGGTAACAGCATAACCCCCTGTTGTCTAGGATAAGGTAGCCTCAAAGCAAAGTATTGGACAACCGAAAGGCCCAAGAAACGTGAGAGACGTTTAGCGGCTCTACAGCTAATCAGCTCCTTGGTTCTAGTACAACAAGCTTGAGATATTGCGCTCACTTGTAATTTTGTAATGAAGGAATTCTATTATGGCTCTTAATCCGAACCTTACTAGTACAAGCGGTCTTAATGACGCGTCTGCGATCTTCTATGACCGCAAAATGCTCACCCGCTTGATGTTCTCGCTTTTCTTCCAAGAAAACGCCGAGAAGCGCACCCTGCCCAAGGGCACAGGTACGCAGATTCAGTTCCTTCGTCCTGTTAACCAGGCTGCGGTTACTTCACCCATCGGTGAAGGCGTTAATCCGTCCGGCCTTGTGTGGCAGAGCACGAAGATTCTTTGTACCCCCGTTCAATACGGGGCGTATGTTGCTTACTCTGACCGACTTATGTTGGAAGCGTATGACAACATCACGGAAGCTATCCATGACGTTCTTGGATATCAGGCTGGTCTGTCTCTTGACACGATCTGCCGCAATGCGCTGACTGGCAATATGACCATTCAGTACACTGGTGCTGCAATCACCGAAATCACGACTTCTGTGGTCTCGGCGGGTGTGGACTTCCGAAAGGCCTCGGCGCATCTTCGCGCTTTGGCTGTTATGCCGTTTGAAGATGGCACGTATCATGGGATCGTGCATCCGAACACCTCGTTTGACCTTCAAAGCGATAGCGCGGTGAGCGGCTGGATCGAATTGAATAAGTACATTTCAATCGACAAAGTGCATGAAAAGGCACTTGCTGGCGAACTTGGGAAGTTGTACAACATTCGTTTCCAAGAATCGCAAAACGTCCTGACTGGCGTTGGTGCGGCTGCTGCCGTTACCTACCACTCTTGGGTGTTTGGCAAAGAGAGCTTCGGTGCAGTTGATGTTGCCAATCAAGGAATCCAGAAGATCGTGCATCAGCCTGGGGATTCAGGCGTTGCTGATCCTTTGAACCTGAATGGCAGCATCGGATGGAAAACCTACGCAGTATTCCCTGTGTTGGATTCCAACCGTGCCATTGAAGTCATCGGAACCAGCGCGGCGTAAGAAGTAGTTTTAATTAAACGTTGAGGGGTAAAGTTCGTGGTGAGGGTGTGCGTAGCGCACCGCAACCGAAAACCCCACAAATTTTAAAAGGAGTCTTATAATGGAAATGGAAGGCAAGACTGAAGAGAGCCAGATGGATGCTGGCGTTATCGCTAAACATCTGCATTGTTTGATTAAGAGCAAAAGAAAAGAAGGCAAGCACGAAGCAGCTGATAAACTTCAGAAAGCCTACGATCATGTTTCCAATGTGTCGCAGAATGAAGCTAGTAGTGAGAACCCTAACGAAGATGGCGATATGAATGAGATTGGGGAACTTCCTAAGAAAAGCGCGAAACCGAAGGTTGTTCCTAAGACCAATGCTGCAAATATGCCGTTAGCTGAGTTGAAGTCAAAACTTCCAGGCTATACTGAGTAACTATAATGGAAAGCAACGTAAAAGACGGGAAGGTTTGGATGTCTGTAGAAGATTTCCTTACTGAACATGAAAGGCTTTTAAAGGTCCTTAAAAAAGGGTCAGAGTACGAAGATCAGAAAAAAGAATTAGAAGAAGTGAAAGCGGAGATCGCTAGGCAAGAACAGGGAAAGAAGAGTCCTAAGAATGCTTCAACGATTTCTATGGACGCTCTAAAAGAAAAGTTGCCAGAAGCTCCTAAGCCTACGTTTCAGGGGAATCTAAATGCTTATTAATCCATTAACAGACCACAAACCACCTGTAGCTGATGAAGGTACGATGAAAGTGCCTCTTGCGGCTCTTCCTGTGGGTACAAAACCTGGGGATAGGGTTTCTATGACCGTTACTGGTGTTGATACAGTCTCAGGGTCAATTACGCTGGTTGCTGATAAGCCTAATGAAGCTGTGCCACCGAAGTCAGCTGACACAGTGGACACCGAACTGACAATGGGGCCAATGGACGATTTAAAGTCGTATCTGTACAAGAAAACTATGGAGCAGGGAGAGTAATATGATCGAAAAAGCACAGTCGTCTGATCCGGTTTTTGGTCCTACAGAAGGAAAAGTTCCTACAGTCGTGTGCGTTAAACATGCTGATCTTCCTGGCCTTGAAAATGCCGCTCTTGGAGACAGAGTAAAATTTATTGTGACTGGAAAGATTACATCTAATCGCGCTAAGGACAAATACGGAGATGGTGAAACTACAGTTGAAGCGATTAGCATTGAGAATGCTGAGCCAGTGAAAAAAGAAAATGCTGCGACAATGCACCTAGATAAACTGAAAGCTAAACTTCCGAAGAAGGAAGAAGAAACACCAGAAGAAGAGAAGTCAACAGACGAAGAAGCCGAATAACAAGTCAATCGGAGGAGCGACATGTTTGCAGGAGATTTTCAAAAGCGTTTAAAGAAGTTGAATTCAAAGCTTCGTGTCTGTAGTTTAGACAATAGTAACCATGCAGCAGGATTGTATTACATTGATCCTTTTGAAGGTTACATTTCAATTTGTGGAGTAGATAAGAATTACGTTCCAGAACGCGCAGAAGTTGATGAAATAGGCCACATCTTAAAGAGTGGCTGGCGTAGGGTTGTGAATATTCTCCTTGCGAGAGGCCTTACGACACGCGAGAAGGTCAAAAAGGTTTGGCCTTCATTTTTTGAACAGCACATGCCAGCTGTGACATTCAGCAATTATGATCCGATACAGAAACAGATTTGTAAATACGAGACCGACGAAGAAAACAAACGCGGAGTTCGTGGTCTTACTTCAGATCAAATGCTTGAGATTGCTGAAGAGGTACGCAAGAAAGACACAGACGAAAAGAAAGAACAAGCTGAGAAGGACAAATGGGAGCTTAAAAAAGCTCTTGATGTTGACCAAAAAATCTATCTGTAAAAGGAACTAGCACAATGAGCACATATACATATCCATCAGTTGTAATTAATACTTACTTAACGTTTACAGCAAAAAGAGTGGGACAAGCTCCTACGATTACCTTCACTAATGGTGCAGTTGCAGGAAGTGAAGTAGTCTCTGTAAACTCTAGTAACAACATTTCTGTTCAAATCCAGTCTGGTGTCTCTACCAATTTACAAATTAAAAACGCTATTTTAGCTCACGTAGTTACTGCTGGCTTTAGTGCGTCTGACTTAGTTACTGTCTCCATTACAACGGGGCATAATTCTGATACTCAAGTGTCTTGTGTTAGTGCAGCTCTTTCTGGCGGTCTCACTACCGCTGTCAAAGCGTCATTAAATCTTGCTGGACTAAAGTACGAAGCTCAATCAGCTGGTACGGCAGGAAATAGTATCCGAGTAAAATACACCTCTGGTGGAAGTCTATCTGTTTCAGTTTCAACGAATGACATTACCATTCAGTTAAAAAATGACGGTAGTTCAACTAATGCGCTAATTAGTGCGGCGATTGTTGCTTCCAGTCCTGCCAATGCTCTTGTGTCTGTTGTGAGTTCTGGTGAAGCTGAATCAAGAGTTCCTACTACTGATGCAGCTCCTAACTTTGTAAGCCTAACTGGTGGATTAAGTGCTTCAGTTGCCTCTGTTACTGTTCAAGACCTTACTTTTTCAAGTGATAGTTCAACAACTGGAACAGCAGATAATGGAAGAACCGTTACCTACACAACTGGGGCTACAGCAGGTGCTGAAGTTGTTTCTGGTACTGCTAACTTTATTGTGCAGATCGAAAATGGAGTTTCAACTGCTACAAATATCAAAGCGGCACTTGATGCTTATTCGCCATTTCAAACTGGTCTGGATTGTACTATTTCTGGAACAGCAGGAACAGCGCAAAAGACTGTGAATGCAAATGCGATGACAGGAGCAGTTGCCCCAAACATCCTTGGTTACTGTGTGGATGATTCTATCACACCTCTTACAGCTTCCTACGTCTACTTCCCCTTTGCTCTCCGCTTCCTAACAATCGTCGTTCACAATGACGATCCGTCTGGAACGAATAGGCTTGTGTTCAGTTGGGACGGAATCAATAACCACGGTATCCTTGATCCAGGCGAGAGCATTACGCTGGATAAAGCGAACCAGGCCGCAATCTTTTTGAAGTACATCAATGGGGCTCCGGCGTACAGAGTTATTGCAAGCGGAACGTTCTAAATGAGCGATTTCGATTCTGGCGTAGTACGCATTAGCGGAATAGTTCAGACTTCTGGACTGAAAGTAACGCCATTGGCAGGTAACGGCATAGTCAATGTGCCTGACAACTTACTTTCTACCGTTGTAACGTACACAGCACCCTCTGACAAGCAGGTATCTTCAGTAACAGTGAGTGGAACAGTTTACGCTAAATTTCAACTATTCTTGAACACGATACTGATTGAAACCAGACGCGGAGGCCCAGAACGAACGCTTGTGTTTGAATTTAACAACCCGCTGGTTCTAAACAGCGGAGACGTACTTGATGTGAAAGTGACGCACTACCAAACTGGCTTAACGGCTGAGTTTGAGAGTACGGTATACGGAGGTTAATGTGTCTGACCTCGGATCAATTTTACCTGTTCCTGTTAGACAAACGATTGAAACTAAAGCGATGAAGTTGAAGTGGCTTCAGTCGGCAAAGCAGGAACGAATCTCCAAGATAGTGCATTTGAAACAGGCTATCGAGGACCTAGTGAGGGGAAAAATCCCTGAGCTAGAAAGACAGATACTCCAAGCGGAGCAAGAGCTTCGCAATTTGGAGGAAACTGAAAAGTCCGTTATGGACTCCGTAGAAACTACGGCTTCATAACAAAAGGAGATTACAATGGCTGATGGATATTTTCCAACATTAGTTAGTAAAGATAAAGACCCAAACGCTGCGGCTGATCCAATTTGGGTCCAGCTGTCAGACGGTTCTGTCGCGCTTACGACTGTACCTGTCTCTGGTACGTTCTGGCAAACGACTCAACCTATCAGTGGTTCAGTTAGTGTTAATAACGCTGGTGGTGGTTCTGCGGTAAACATTCAAGATGGTGGAAACACGATTACAGTTGACGGCACTGTTGGTATCACTGGTACCGTTACTGTTTCTGCTTCTTCTCTTGATATCCGACCTCTTACGCTAGCTACTGACGCGATTAAGATTAGTGGAAATTCAACGGCGAATGGTGTTAGTAACCCAATTTACGTTGCTTTGGGTTCTGGCCCTATTACTGGCGAAGTTCATTCGTATGACGCTACTTCCGTTACAACGACAGGAAACCACGACTACACAGTTACAACCGCAATGCTTGTGAAGAGTGTGTCTTGTTCGTGTTCTGGTGGTGGAAAGTTTGACTTACTTACAGGTCCAGTTGGTACACTTGTCTCTAAGTGGACTGGATTTGTTCCTAAAGCTGGTGGTACAGTGACAATGGAGTTTGATCCTCCGATTGAAGTTCCAGTGACATCTACTGGTACGGTTCGTATTGTAAGAACCAATCGTGAGTCTCAGGCGCAGAGCATGTACACAACCATCGTAGGTATCGACGCTTAATAAGTAAAAGAGGCTGGGGGATAACCTCTTTAAAAACCCCTAAGTTGTAAATCAAGGGAGCATAGAATGGCTGATCTATCCGCTGACATAGCGAAACGTAAGAAACCTCTCATTGAAACACCGAAGGACTCACAAATTAAAGTGACACCTGAGAACGCTGGTATGCTTACTGTGCATTTCTTAGCACAGATTCATGGCAGACTTGGCTATATTATCAAACTGCTAGAGGGAAAGAAATAATATGGCTGACTTAGACGTTAACGAAACAGACGAAGTAACTGTAGCTGACGCTGCGGGAGTGAATAAGCTAACAGTTAATGCAGACGGCTCTATAAATGCAATAGCGTCTAACTATTCGCTTGTAAAGAACCAAAAGTCGTTTGGGTGCAATGTTGAACAGAACGTCGCATCAACAGGTGAACAGAACGTTTTACTGGTGCGAAATCCGTCTGGTTCTGGAAAAAGTATGTTCATCAATATTTTTGAATGTGCTGTACTAGGGTCTGCTACCCGTTACCGTGTGCGGTTATACCAAAAACCAACAGTTACAGCAGCAGGAACTAGTACAGGAACTTTTTCTAACACTGTTACAAGTGCCCCTACAGCCGCTGTAGGATTAATCTATGTACTACCAACAACGTCTGCTAGAGGTACGCGAATGAGTACGTATTCGCAAGAAGGCGTCAGTTCAATATTCGAGAAATTTGACTACGGCATAGACTTAATGCCAGGATACGACCTTTTGATTACTGCTGACTTTGATGCGACTAACAAGGTATTAGGTATAAACTTACAATGGAGCGAAGAGTAACATGAATTTTTTCACATGCCCGATTGCAGAGCTCGAAGCTTGGGTAGAAAGCCACAAAGGAATACGTATAGTAGGTTTTACCATAAGCCAAAGCATCGCGTACGTTATTTACGAATAAGGAGATATTAAAATGGCAACATTGCCACTCGCCGTATCAATTAGTAGCACAGACGTAACCATTTCAGTCATTGGAACAATCCAGAACTGTTCAGGTCCTGGTGTTATCACAATTGGCAGCGAGGACATCTCATACACTGGCTGTTCAGATAGCCAATTCTTAGAGTGCGTTAGAGGGGCTAACGCTACGACTCCTGCGGCGCACAGTAGGTACGCCGAAGTAACTTATGTCCAAGACCCTGTTGTTACGCTTCCTATTGCACAGAGCGGCGTTACTCCGGTTCTTTCCCCTGCCAACGATACTGTTGGAGTATCTGGCAAGCTCTCATTTACGAATGTCAGCGCAGACATTGGTTTGGTTAGCGCGGCTACGAATGAGTCTACTATCCTTGTCCCCTCTGTGTCAGGCATGTACTTGTTGTCTTTCTACGGTATCGCTACGTCGCCTGTTGGCGGTAGTGACGCTGCGCCTAACCTTTACCTGGCGTGGTCGGATGAGAAGGGTGTGCAGAAGTACTTCTACTTCGCTGGCAATTTAGACCCTGTGTACTCTAACGGTGCGAATCAAGTTACTATCCCTGTCTACGCCGTAGCAGGTAAGCCTATCTGGATGGCTACAGCGTCTGGTGTGTATTCTACTTCGTTGCGGTTTAGTTTCTACTTCGCTGCTACAAAAGTTTAACAAGCAAGAACTAGGAGATAATTTGTGGCAACTACAGGTCAAGACATTGTGAATGATGTGAGGGCTGAAGTTATCGAGCCTTCTCCTACGTTCTTCTCAAACGCACGGATGCTTGCGCTTGTGAATCTAGCGCAGAAAGAATACGTTAGAAAGACTCGCTGCTTACAGAACTTTGCTTGGACATCCACTGTGCAAGGTGAATCAGCTTATCCAATGCCTCAAGATTGGCTAGGAAGCGAATGTATCTTCTGGAATGACATTGTAGATGGGCAGAACAATTGGAGACGAATTTCTCCTACATCGCTTGAAAAAATGGCACAGGAAAGTCCTAATTTCTTGTCTAGCGACTCATTGATGCTAGGGAAACCTCAGAAGTACTACATCGTTGGAACTACGCTTTATCTCTTTCCTAGGCCTAACGTGTCTGGTTCAAATGACATCTACATGTACTACCAGAGTCGAGAAATTCCGTTGACTGACTTGAATCAGCCTTTGTCTGTTGACGATTCTCTATCTCCTGGCCTTCGAGCGTATGTACTGTGGAAACTTTGGGCTCAAGATCAAGAAAAAGAACTTGCTGATGAACAAAAGGATTTATTTAAAGAAGAGATTGGCTTCGGGATCAAATGGCGCAACCAGCGTACTCTCGATCTGAAGCGTAAGATAGATATTGAATCGTATCAGCCATACTCGTACAGCAGCATGAATAAAAATTCAGGCAACCAGTCAATTAACCCGCTCAATCTGAGCTAATTTAAATAGGAGCTATCAAAATGGAATCACTGAACGAAAGTCTCAAACTCACAGGAAGCGTCACGGTTAAACTGATTGGACCTGATGGGGTTATTAAACAGGAGCATACGAACTCGAATTTAGTTGTCACAGTAGGGAAGTCCTACCTGGCAGCTTGGCTTGCTGCCCCTTCGCAAGCTGGCGAATTCATGTCCTACATTGGACTTGGAAATGTTGCGACTGGCCCTGCGAGTGGTGACACGCAATTAAACTCTGAGTGCGTTGTGGCTGGCTATTCTCGTTCTCTTGGAACGCTTACGAGCCTTTCTAACGTGTGGACGAATACAGCTACCTTTGCTCCTGGCAATGGAACTGACGCGATTGTGGAAGCTGGTCTGTTTACAGCGTCTACTTCTGGAACT